ATGCTGGTTCGGTGGTCAGACCAAGAAGACCCGTCTATGTGGACGCCTTCCATCACCAATCAGTCGGGCAGTATTACCCTGTCCCACGGCTCTACCATTGTCACTGCCATCCAAAGCAAACAAGAGATTGTGATTTTTACGGATTCTGCGCTGTATTCACTCCAGTACCTTGGCCCACCTTATGTTTGGGGATCACAGCTACTTGGCGACAACACCTCGCTTGCTGGTCCCAATGCGGTGACTCTGGCGGCAGGAACCATTTACTGGATGGGCGTAGACAAGTTCTACAAGTACGATGGACGACTCCAAGCCCTTCCCTGTGACTTACTTCGGTACGTCTACAACGACATTGACCGGGTGCAGTTTTCACAGGTTTACGCTTCTACCAATGAAGGTTTTAATGAGGTGTGGTGGTTCTACCCCAGTGATGGTTCTACAACCAACGACAGCTATGTGATCTACAACTACGTAGAAAACATCTGGTATTACGGCTCTATGGCACGTACTGCATGGCTGGACAGTGGCCTTCAAGACTACCCAATTGCAGCTACCTACAGCAACAACCTTGTCAGCCATGAACTAGGTGTGGACGACGGTGTGACCGCTACCCTTGCGCCAATTACCGCATTCATCACCTCATCCCAGTTCGACATTGGCGACGGCCACAACTTTGCTTTTGTCTGGAGGATGCTGCCTGACCTGACCTTCAACGGCTCCACGAACGGAGCGACACCCAGCCTGACCATGCAGCTTCTGCCTTTGCAAAACTCTGGCTCTGGATACAACAGCCCCAAATCAGTCGGCGGCGACAGCAGCAGCGCAGAAGGAACAGTCACAGCCACCCAGAGCTACCCCATTGACCTAGACACCTACAACGGGCAGTTGAACATCCGGGTCAGGGCACGGCAGATGTCGATGAAGATCAGTTCAAACACCCTTGGCACACAGTGGCAGATGGGCGCTCCAAGAATTGACATCAGGCCTGATGGTCGAAGGGGTGGTTGATGGCACAAAAGAACGTAGTAGCCCCCCGGCTACCTAGCCCCCCACAGGAGTACGACCCTGTTTACATGAACCAACTGTTGAGTTTGTTGCGTCTGTACTTCAACCAACTGGACAACGCAGGGCCGATGGCAGGTTCTACACAGATCAACGGAACCACTGTAGTATCGGGTTTGAGTTTCTTCCCTACGTCTGGCACAGACCCCAGCTTGCCCACAGACGCTGACTTTGCCAATTTGAGGATTGGTGACGTTTACCGAGACACCACCACTGGCGCAACAAGCACGAGCCAAGTGCTTAGAATAAAGACTGCGGTGTAGGATACCACTATGAACATTGCAGAAGCACAATCAAACTACAACGCAGCCGTTCAAGCGCTAAATTCTGCTTCAGGCGAGGACTACGGACCGGCATACGCCAACTACTCGGCAGCTAAAAATGCGCTTAATGCGGCTAATAATGCCCCCGCCCCTGTTGCCCCCGCTCCTGCTCCTGCCCCCGCTCCTGCTCCCGCTCCTGCTCCTAGGGAAACTCCCACTCCTACCGCCTTTGTAGATGACGGCCCCTATAGGGATAGTGTTGATCCCGAAAGATTTACTGACTTTACTCCGGAACCTGTTACATCGCCCGTAGCACCTGCGTCTGCCGCCCCAACCAGCCCTTGGGAAATTGACGCAAAGCAATTTAATGACGCAATTGCAGGCAAACTGCAATACAACAATGTCCCGGCAGGCTCAGTATCGTTAAAACTCGCCAACGGTAGAGTGTGGACCCCCAGTGGCGCAGGGGGCGGGATTACCTACCACCCTGCTGATCCGGGCGGCTGGATTGCATCTGAGGGCGCAGAGGGCGGAACAACCTATTCTTATAAAGCTCCGATTCCCGTAGCCTACTACGAAGTCAGCGGTGACCTTAGCGCAATGCTTGGGACACCCGGCTCGGATAAACACGCCAATGTCAAGTACATAGAACAAAACGGCAAGATGGTTCCGCTGGAGGAGCCAAAGTATTGGAACTGGGAACCAGACACAGCGTTTCAAAAAGCTCTGCTTGTGTTTGGCGCTGCGGTACTTGGTGCGGGTGTTATTGCCGAGTTAGTTAGCACCGCAGGGGCTGCTTCTACTGCTACAGCCTTAGAAGGTTTAGGCGTTGCTGATTTGGCCGGTGGGTTGTCTTCTACAGTCCTTTCCTCTGCTGGTTCTGAATTAGTTGCCGCTGGCGCTCTGGCAGGAGGAGAGGCCGCAGCAGCCACAACCCTTGCCGGTGAATTAGCTACTTCAGCGGCTGCTGGTACGGGGTCTAGTTTTACCATATCCGGTGTTCTTACTTCCCCCGGTGCCGCCATCGGTAAAGCGCTTGGGATTACCAATCCTACCCTTGCTCAGATGGTAGGAAACACCATCATTGAAACTGCCAAAAATGGCGGTGATGTAGGCAAGGCAATACAAAACGCGGCCATATCCACGGGGTTAAGTCTTGTTGGCTCTAGTATCTCCAGTGATGTAACCAAAGCACTTAAAGATATACCCACAGATGTATTGCCAAACATTGTTAAGTCAGGAATAGCACAAGGAGTTAGCGGTGCGGTTACCGCAACAGTTACGGGAGGAAGCCCACTCAGCGCGTTAGCTGGCGCAGCAATAGGCACCGCAGTAAATGGCGTTATTGGCGAGATTCCGGAACTTAGTGACCTACCCAAAGAAGCACAAAGTGTAGCTAGGGCAGCTATTACAGCTTCGCTAACGGGTAAAGATATTACTGATGCGGCTTTAGCTGCTGCTCTTGCGGAGGGTAAAAAAGCTATTACGGGTTACGTTGGTACAGCAACAGGGCTAGTCCCTGAAGAGAAAGACCCCATCCTTGATTTAGACCCCATCCTTGATGTAGACCAGCTAGATACAAATACGGAAGCCGCTAGGTTGGAGGCTGAGCGGGTGGAGGCTGAAAAAGCTGCAGCAGATAAACTAATTTCAGATAACTTAGCAGACCAAGCCACTACAGATGTAGAAGAGGCTAGGGAGATATTCGAATCAGTTTATGGTCGTGATCCAACGGAGGGTGAATTAGCTGATTACACTGGTCAGTCTGAAGCAGAGGTTAAGAAACTACTTGAGGATGCAAATACTGCTAGGGTTGAAACTGAACGAGTTGCGGCTGAGCAGGTCGAAGCTGAAAGAGTTGAAGCGGCTAGGTTGGAGGCTGAACGAGTTTTGGCCGAGCAAACAGAAGCCCAAAGGATTGAGGCTGAGCGGGTTGAAAATGAAAGACTAAAAGCTGAGCAAGTCGAAGCGGAAAGACTAAAAGCTGAGCAAGTTGAGGCTGCTAGGGTTGAAGCCGAAAGGATGGAGGCTGAAAGAGTCGAAGCTGCTAGGGTCGAAGCTGCTAGGGTCGAAGCTGCTAGGGTCGAAGCTGAAAAAGTTGCAGCAGATAAACTAATTTCAGATAACTTAGCAGACTTAGCCTCCACTGACCCAGATGAAGCTGCTGCTATATTTAAATCAGTTTATGGTCGTGATCCAACAGATGGTGAGTTGGCTGACTACATGGGTCAATCCGAGGCGGAGGTTAGAACGTCACTAGAGAGTGCAAATGCTGCAAGAATTGAGGCTGAAAGGATTGAGGCTGAAAGGATTGAGGCTGAGCAGGTCGAAGCTGAAAGGGTCAAAGCTGAGCAAGCAGAAGCTGAAAGAGTTGAGGCTGAAAGACTAGAAGCCGCTAGGGTCGAAGCTGAGCGAATTGAAGCTGAGCGAGTCACAGCAGATTTAGCCTCCACTGACCCAACGGAAGCTGCTGCTATATTTAAATCAGTTTATGGGAGAGACCCTACAGATGGTGAGTTGGCTGACTACATGGGTCAGTCTGAAGCAGAAGTTAAAAGGTTGCTAGATGAACGCTATGCTTTAGATATAGTTGACGAACCCATTGATAAGCCAGACCCATTACCAGACCCATTTGTAAGTCCACCACCTGAACCAGACCCATTTGTAAGTCCACCACCTGAACCAGAACCTGAACCAGAACCTGAAGTAGAACTTGAACCTGAAGTAGAACCAGAAGTATTACCACGACCTGAACCTGAACCAGAACCTGAACCAGAAGTATTACCACGACCTGAACCTGAACCAGAACCTGAACCAGAAGTATTACCACGACCTGAACCTGAAGGGTGTGGTGAAGGTTTCCATGAAGACCCAGTTACTGGCTTGTGCGTACCAGACGATGATGAGCCACCTGTTGTAGAGCCAGAACCTGAAGTAGACCCACCTATAGAAGAGCCAGAAGGCTGTGCTGAGGGTTTTCACGAAGACCCGGTAACTGGCTTGTGTGTTCCCGATGATGATGAACCACTTGTTGTAGAGCCAGAGCCTGAAGAGCCTGAAGAGCCTGTTGTAGAGCCACCTATAGACGAACCTGAAGGGTGTGGTGAAGGTTTCCATGAAGACCCAGTTACGGGTCTATGTGTTCCAGACGATGATGAAGAACCAGAGCCAGAACCAGAAGGCTGTGCGGAGGGTTTTCACGAAGACCCCGTTACTGGGCTATGTGTGCCAGATGAGGACCAAGAAGAGGAAGAGTGTCCCGAAGGTCAAGTGCGAAACCTCACTACAGGATTGTGTGAAATTGGGGGTACTAGACCGATTGTCATCAAACCCGTTGTCCCTAAGCCCGTTGTCCCTACGCCTGTTGTCCCTACGCCTGTTGTCCAGCCTAATACCAAAACTAAACAAGCTGATCAATTGCGCGGCCAAATGCAATTTGGTTTACAAGGGCTAATAGGCGGTTTACAGCAACAAGCTACACAAATGGCAGCACCTGTACCAGTGGAAACAGTAAAAGCAACGCCGGGGTTTAGCTTGGATTCCCCTTTAAACGTTAAAGCCTTTGGGGATTACGAGTCTCAGAAAGTAAACCCGAAGGACAAAGAGTCACTTAAAATCGCTACAGGTGGGTACCTTGATGACCTACTTAAAGCAATACGCTAAAGAGGTTTGATATGGCATACGATGCTGAAGGCAACTACATTGATGATTCCGCCGATACTTTTGGTGACGTTGCTATTTCTAACGATACTGGTGAAAACTGGTGGAATAGTTGGTCTGGAGGAATGGCAGATAGCGAAGAAATTACTCTAAGCGATGGGTCAACAGTCAGCGTTTCTGACATTTATGCAGACCCAAGCCGGGCAAAAGATATTATTAAGACTTCAGCAGATGCAAATATTTTTGTATCTTCGGTAAAAAAGTTGTTTGGCGAAGGTGCTGCAAATGTTGTAAAAAAAGCAATTTACAACAAAGATGAAACTACTTTTAATCCCGCAGGCATTGCAACAGGTATTGCTGGCATCTACGGCTTAATGGGTGGCAACCAAGTCCAAACAGGTGGCTACAACAAACCCATTCCCAAGCTAACCGCTACGCGAGAGCAAATACCCTACGCCGCTGATCCAAACCGCAGGCCCGGTGAAGCTGGTCGTTCGTACTTCACAGATACCCAATTTACCGCCCCCGCTGACGCTGCTGCCGCTCAAGCTGCTGCAAAAGTTCAAGCACAAGGGATAGCTTCAGCAGTACCCCAAAGGGCTGCACAGGTAAACCCATATGAGGGACAATATAAACCTGCGTGGAATTCCCCAGCACCCACTGCCCAAGCTCAAACTGCCCCTGCTTCCGGTGTAGCTCAACTTCTTCCCGTACCACGAGCTAGAGGGTTTAGGGATTACGAAGAAACGCCTGTGCAACAGCCACTGGAGACCGATCCGCAGCCCCCATTCACTCCTACAAGTGGCCTTGCAACGCTTGCTCAAGAACCCAGTCAACAACCGCCACCGCAGGCACCACAGCCATTCCGTGATCCGGAACTTGCTCGGCGTTATTTTGATCAAGCACCAATGCACCATTATGTGCCGGGGACTTCCTTGGCACGAATAAAAGAATTAGAGGAGAATGATTATCAAAATTGGTTAAGTCGGCAATCGATAAATAATCCTCCTAATATGCCCCTGCCTTACGATCCGACCACCGGCAAAGGTGACTATCCCTACTTTCCTGCCGGTTTAAATGCTGACGGCGCTGTTACTGGCGGGAACTTAGGAATGCAACAACCGCAAGCAACGCCGCCCCCACCCACTCCTACAAGTGGCCTTGCAACGCTTGCGCATGGTGGTTTAGCTGCCGGTGGTTTTGTTGTACCTGCGGACGTAGTGGCTCACTTGGGCAACGGTAGCTCTAGTGCTGGCCTAGCCCTATTGGCAAAAAAGCTAAACGCAAAAGCGATTAAGGGGAAAGGCGATGGCATGAGTGATTCCATCCCCACTCACATTGACGGTAAGGAGAAAGCCTTGGTTGCAAACGACGAAGCCTACATTGACCCCAATATGGTTAAACGCATTGGCGGCGGGAACACTAAATCTGGGGCAGATAAACTGCTCGCCATGATGGAACGTATCCGTAAAGCACGTACAGGTAACCCTAAACAAGGCAAACGGATTAACCCTGAAAAATTCATGCCCGGTGGCATTGCTCAATTGGCTGGTGGTGGAGAGATTCAGAGGTTTAACGTTGGCGCTGGAGGAGCGACACCTACTGTAACTCCGGGTCCACTGTCCACCCCTGCGGCTACACCGCTGGGTACATCTACCTCATCTAGCCTGTCCCCTTGGGCTGGTGATTACGTAACCAACTACTTAGGTAAAGGGCAAGCCCTTGCTGAGGCACCGTATCAATCCTATGGTGGGCCATTGACTGCCGGGGCTTCTAATTTACAGAACCAAGCCTTTGCTGGAATTGGCGCTGCGGCACAGGAGGGGTATAAACCTACAACCTACCAAGGCGGTACGTTTGACGCAACGCAAGCGCAGAACTACATGAACCCGTACCTATCGGCTTCTCTTAATCCACAACTGGATGAGATGCGCCGACAAGCTGATATTACCCGTACTAACGACGCTGGGAGAATGACCCGCGCTGGTGCTTACGGTGGTAGCCGCCAAGGTGTTTTGGAAGCAGCGGGGAATGAGGCAATGGCTAGGCAGCAAAACCAAGCTATTGGAACTGGTTACCAGACAGCCTATGACAAGGCAATGCAACAGTTCAACACTGAGCAAGATCGTCGTTTGGGTGCTGAGAAATCTACAGAGGCATCACGCCAGTACAGTGCTGACTACGGTCTTAAATCCCTTGGTGAAGCTGCTAGTTTGGGTGCGGTACAACGTGGCATTGCTACTGAAGGCATTAACGCTGATAGGCAGCAGTTTGAAGAGCAGCGCGACTACCCTCTTAAAATGGTCCAGTACCAAAAAGACCTGTTGCAAGGGCTACCGATTACATCTGCGGCAACAACAGCTAACACAAGCGGGATGAGCCAGATTACAGGCGGTATCGCAGACCTTATGTCTCTGTATAAAACTCTTGCTGGCCTCGGGCAACCAAAGTAAGGAAAAACCATGAATTTACTACAGTCACAAGACGCCTTGAAGGGTGAAAACGTAGCCATGCTTCGGGCTAGGAAGAGCGGACAAATACCCCCAACCCCAGACGCTCCTATGTGGTTGGTTGATGCAGTTTTGGCGGACAAAATAGATAGTTTAAAAAAAGCAGAACTAGCACAAGGAGCCGCCCAAGGAGCGTTGCCTAGCATTACCGAACAGATTAGCCAAAAAGCTGAAGGGCTTATGGCTTTGCAAGCTAAAACGCAACAAGCTCAACAGCAGATGGCGCAACAGATGGCACAGGCACCACAACCTGCCCCAGAGGGAGTTCCCCAGCCTGAGCCTCAACCACAACCAGAACCGCCAATGATGGCGCACGGTGGACTAGCTAGGTTGCCTGTAGATTCCCGCATGTTTGACTACCGGGAAGGTGGGATCATTGGGTTTGCTGAACCAGAAGGTGCTGTACCTGCATCTGAACGTTGGCAGGATATGGTTAAGCGGCCCAATGAATCTGGAGAAGATTTTGCTCGTAGAGTTGCGTTGGCTCGGCAAGCGTCTTATCAGTCGCAGATGGCCCCAGCAACAGAAGATCAGGTCTTAGCTAAACGTCGCGCTGCATTAGAGGCAGAACGCGCCAAAAATATGGCGCAAGTAGATAAAGTGGATAGCATGGAGTTTCCATCACGGCCTAACATGCAAAATGATCCACGTTATGGTTTGGCTAATATTGCTTCGCCTGAACCTGTTGTTGCACCTCGGCCTGTTCCTGCCGCCCCACGCCCTCGCCCCCCGGCGCAGACCCCTGCGGTTACATCAAACGCGACTGCAACACCTCTTCCTGCTGCGGCACCGGGCTTGTCATCAGTTGCTCCGCCGTCTGGACTTCAAACAGCGCTGCTTGAGGCGCTTAAAGTTCGCCCGGATAGAACAATAGCCGATGCAAAAGCAGACCGCGAAGCTGCAACACCTGCCCTATTGAATGAGCCTGCGGGATTAGCTCAGCTTGCACGACTGAAACAGCAGCAAGAGCAATACACCAAGAGCCAAGAAGATCGCCCATACGAACGGCTAATGGCGGTCCTTGGTGCTGGTGGTCGAGGTGGTATTGGTAGTATGGGTGCTGGATACCTTGGCGCAATGCAAGGGGAACGTGCTGCCGATGCGGCCCAAGCTAAATACCAAAATGAAGTAAATAATGCCGTTGATGCCATGCGTCGAGGCGAAGCTACAACGACCCAAACAGCGCTTCTTGACGACCTGAAAAACTCTCAAACAACCCAAGCAGAGAACGCACGAAATCGGCTGACAACCCTAGGCTCTGCAAGGGGGAACGAGTTAACAGCGGAAACAGCCGCAGCACAAAATGCTTCGCAAGAAAGGATAGGCGCAGCGCGAGACGCAGCATCAATCAACGTTGCAAAAATTCAAGCTGCGGCTCAACGGTTTTCAGCGGAAGGGCGTCTTGATAGTAACGACGCTAAACTAGCCCTTACGGCTGCAAGAGCCCAAATGGATAATGTTCAAAAAGAAATTTTGGAGCTTTCTAAAAATCCGTTTCTTGCCGCCAACCAAGCGCGTATTGCGGAACTACGCCCACAGCTAGATACGCTACGTCGATCTATTGCAACACTGGAAGGTGGTGGAAGTACAATGCCCCCTAGCCCCGGCGCAGCCCCAGCCCCGGCGTTGAAATACAACCCCAAAACGGGGAAAATCGAATGAGGTAAGTTATGCCGTATACCGTTGCTTTGCCCGATGGGCGAACAGTCGAGTTCCCTGACGAAGTACCACAAGACAAAGCAGCGGGGATAATTCAGCGGCAATTCCCAGAGTTTGCCCCAAAACCCCCGCCCACCACCGCCTTCGGGCAGGCCAAAGAGTTTCTAAAAGGTATCCCGGCGGGGGCGGTAGGTTTGCTGGAGAGTGCCGCTACCGGTGCCTCTGCGCTGCTGCCAGAGGACATGGAGAAATCCGCCCGGGAAAAAATTAAGAGTGTTGCCACTGCGGCTAAATCGCCGTTCACTGCGGCTCCGGGGTACGAAGAGGGAATTCCGCGCAAACTAGGCGAAGCCGTTGGCTCAACCGGACCGTTCTTTGTTGCGGGGCCGCTAGGCATAGCGGGTAGGGTTGGCGCAACTGCGCTGGGTGTTGGCGCTGGGGCCGGGGAAGCTCGGGTTCGTGCGGAAGAGGGCAAGGCAGAGACTGGGGATCGCGGGACTGCAACAGCGTTTGGTGCCGTGGTTGGCGCTACTGAAATGCTACCCGTGTTCTCGTTCATCAAGAACCTTGGCAAACCCCTAACTGACGGGATTACTAGCCAAATCCGTCGCGCTTTTGCAACAGGGGGTGCAGAGGCAGCGCAGGAGGCCGCCGCACAAGCCGCCCAGAACCTGATTGCCAAAGGTATCTACAAACCCGAGCAGGCCATCATTGAGGGTACTGGCGAAGCTGCGGCCTACGGTGGCGCTACTGGTGCGTTAATCCAAGGGCTTACCGATATGGCACTGGGCCGACGCGCAAAGGGCGCAGCCACTACAACCCAGCCTCCCGTGCAAGAGCCCCCGGCTCAAGAACCGATCCCCGTACCTCCGACGCCGCTTGCGGAGCGCCCGTACCCAGAGCTTGCCAAAGAAGTTGCTCGTATCTCGGCGCTGGCTGATACCAAAGATGCGACCCCAGAGGAGATGGGCCAGCTTAAAGCCATTCGGGCTGAGTTGCAACGGCGGGGGGTTGCGGAGGTTGAGGGTCAACGTGCAGCGGTAACAGCGGACAAAGAGGGGGCCGAGAAGTTCCCCGGGCTTGCAGGGGAAACCCCTACCCAGATGGAGATACGTGGTGCAATCCCTGAAGGCCCCTTGCCGCCCGAGACTGATCTTTTTGGGAACCCCGTACTGCCGAAGGCGGCACAACCTGAAGGTCTTGCGGACGTTATTGGGGCTGAATTGCCTGCGACCAGCGAGGTTATGCGGGATGCGGGCCTAGCACCCACTACATCAGAGCTTGAGGCTGCGGGGCAGCAACGCCTACCGTTACGACGCAGCCCAGCGGGCCAGCCAACAACCGCGCCGCCAGCAGCCGCCCCGACCCCACCCCCGGCACCACCCCCGGCACCACCCCCGGCACCACCCCCGGCACCACCCGCCCCGGCTAAACCCGGCGCAATTACGGCAACGGAAGTAAAGCAGTTTGGCACTATGTCAAAGGTTAACCGCCAGTGGTTAGTTGACAACGTAGAAGGTAAGACGCCTGATGAAGTGCGGGCTATGGTTGAGGCTGACCCTACCATCCTGACTCGTGTACCCGGCGTTGCCAAAGCGGTTAGAGAGATCATTGCCCAAGCTACGCCCAAGGAGGCCCCAAGTGTCCCATCGTCCGCCCCAACTCCCGCCGTTCCTCCGGTTCAGCCACGATCTGAGCCCCGAGGAAGTGAGCCAAGCGTGGGAGTTCCTGTACAACCTACCGGAGCCGACACAGTTGCACCCGGAGCCACCGGAACCCCCAGAGGAGTTACACCACCTGTCAGCCGTGGACTGGTTCCTCCTAAACAACCTGCTGCACCGGGAGTTGAACCTGCGGGACAGCCAGCCCCAGCACTGACAGCCGAGACTGCGGTTTCCGAATTACAAGCCTTGGTTAATACCGCAGGCACTGCGCTTGCTAAGAAACGTGCGGCAGTTACCGCGTTGGCTGCGCTCCAAGACCCCAAGTTAAACGAAACCGCAGAGGATAAAGCGGGTAATCTTCGGCTTGCTGCTGGTGTTCTTGGTCGAACGATAGCGCCCGCTGCCCCGGTAGTAGCAAAACCACCCAAGCCCGCTAAACCCGCAGCTACTCCGCCAGCCCCAGCCGGGGGTATGTTTGGGCAACTCGTTAAGCCCGGGGCTACTAATATTGTTGAGGACGAAGCACCGCCGCCAGCAACGCCTGCTAAACCTGCAAGCCCCTTTGCTGTATCTGGTCCGTCTATTGGAGCCCAGTTAGCGCCTACTAGCGAGGAAACTAAAGCCGCTGCCGCCGTGGCACAAAAGCCCGCTAAACCTGCCGCACCGTCCACGATCAGCACCACACCCCCAGCACAGGAAGCTGCAAAGCCAACCGAGCCTAAGAAGCCACGCGCTCCAAAAACCGTTAAGCCTGCGGAAGCCGCCAAGCCTACCGGCCCACGCACGGAGCTAGAAACTGTTGATGCAATCAACGGCAGAAACTTGCTAGAAGTAGCCCAGTGGGGGGCTGCAAACTTTACCAGCCCAGACTTCCGTTTGATTGCGCAACGCGTTGCCGATACCTTGCAGATACTCAAGAACGTCGGTCTGCAAATTGGAAACATCACCGTTACGGACCCGGGCAACCGCATGACAAGCGGCGCACGGGGGGCAACCCACTATTCGTATAACCGCGTGGGGGCAAAAGCCTCTACTGTCAGCATCATGCTGAACCATCCTGACAACGGAGCGCAGTCGGGTACGTCGGACACTACGATTCTGCATGAGCTAATTCATGCAGCAACCGTTGGCGCAACGCGAGTTGGAAACTTGCAACGGGCGCAGGGGACCAGAGTTAGCAAAGCGGTTACTGCACTATACGATGTGGGCAACGCAGTGACTGCGCATATTGAAGCCAAACAAGCTGCGGGGAAAACGCTTTCTAAGATTGAGCAAACGCTCCTTACAAATTACCGGCGCAATGTCGATGAAGTTCTTGCATGGACGCTCACTGACCGGGACACGCAAGCCTACATGGAAACTGTGCCGTACAAAGGCACAAACGCATGGGACAAGTTTGTTACCCTAGTCCGCGATATGCTGGGCTTAACCCCCAAGGCGGACACTGCCCTTAGCGAGATTCTGCGTATCGGCGGGGAGCTAACTTCCTTGACCGAAGCTGACCTTAAAGATGCGATGAAGGTAACCGGAAGGCAGTTCTCGCTATCCCCCACATCCGAAGCGCTTATTGCAGGTTCTGGTGCCGTAGACCCGGTGGAAGTAGGTGCGCTCAAGCGCATGATAAATATTGCCAAGGCCGACCCGGGGGTTAGCTACGTCACAAAGGTCCGCACGCAATTAGCTGACATTGGCGCAACGATTGAGTCTAGGTTGACCGCGCAGTTCGACGGTGCGGTAAAAGATGCACTGGGAAACCTCAACCCAATGGGCCTGTACCGGCAAGCACAGGACTACACCAAGATGCTGCTGGAGTTCTTTCAGCAAGGCTCACTCATGAAGAACCCAGCTACGGGGCTGTGGGAAGTGTCCAAGGTAAAGGGCGTGCGGCCCCCTGCGGAGGTGTACAAGCTAATCGACGATTGGGGCAAGTCAAACGGGTGGACTCGTGAGGAAGCTACCCAGAAAGCCAGTCGTATCTTGGAAGCTGTGCGTCTTGACGGTCTGCGGACTGCTAACAATACGCAGGGTGCCTCGTTCACGTTGCACAAGATTGACGAGTCCTCGCCGCTCTCCATAGACCAGCAGATCAACGCATTGCTGGCGGACTACCGTGCAGACCCGGCGCTCAAAGAAATGAACAAGCTGATGGACGAGTCGCGCAATGCCTTGGTAGATCACTTGGTTACCGTGGGGCGACTTACTCCCGATCAAGGTAAAGATTGGAAAGACGTAATTGGCTACGTGCCGTTTGACCGCCTGAGCCCGGAGTCACTAGAGAAGTTCAGCAAGATCAAGCGCGTCAGCGGCAAGGGGCTGGCACAGGTGGGCAAACTGCCAGAACTCAAAGGCACCACACGCCTTGCCGTCGGCAACGTGTTCAACAGCTACATTGACACGATGGGCTGGATGGTTGGGCAGGTAATCAAGACCGATGGCACGGTGCAGACCCTCCGTAGTCTGGAGAAGGTTACTGCGGCTAAAGCCCTTGGGCTATCCACTCAAAACGAACCCAACGTGGTTGGGATGTACGTCGATGGGGTTATGAACTACTGGAGCCTGCCGTCCAAATACGATGTGATGGCGTTCAAAGACTTGAACCCACCCAAAGCTGGTTGGCTGCTGCAAATGGGCGCGTTCTCAAACGTGCTTCGCAAAACTATCACCGCACTTCCGCCGTTTGCACTGAAGCAGGTAACCGACGACGTTCAGCGGGCTATCATGACCTCCGGTGTGCGGAACCCCGGGGCGTTGCTACGCATGACGTTGACTAACTTCCCCAAGCTGGCCCTTGCAGAGCTACGCGGTATCCAGCACCCCACGGTGCGAGAGTTTGGTGCGCTTGGGCTCACAGGCGAGTATGACTTTCAATCGGGTAAGCCCGCTATGTCGCTGCTGAAGGATATGGGAATCGTTAAGCGCGGTAAGTTTGAAACGCTCTTGCATCGGCTTGACGGGGTTACCCGGGCGTCTGACTTGGCGGTACGCAAGGCCATCTATGACCAGACCTTGAAAGAGGGCGGCGACAAGCTGTTGGCGCAAACCCGGGCACGAGAGTTCATCAACTTCCGCAGGCGCGGAGCCAGTGAGTTTGTCGGGGCGATGGTTACCACCATCCCGTTCTTTAACGCGTACATTCAAGGTATGGATGTGCTGTACCGGGCTGCTTCTGGCAAGGACTCTAGTTCTTCCGTGGGCCGCGCACAGGCTCGCCAAATGTTCTGGGGGCGTGCGGCTATTGTGACAATGCTAAGTTCGCTCTATGCGCTTGGCAAAGATGACGAGGATGAAGACTATAAGAATATGGACTTGCGAACTCGGGACAGCAACTGGATTTTGCCGGGTGGGTACAAGCTCCCGGTTCCGGGCGAGTTGGGTGCCATCTTCAAGGTAATTCCGGAGCGTGTTGTTGAGTACATGCGTCGGCAAGGCACCCCAGAGGAGCAGGAAGCGTTCGAGGCGGTGCGGACTACCCTGACTTACATGTTCGAGCAGTATCTGGGCCGTGCCGTGCCAGTGCCACAAGCAATCAAACCTGTTCTGGAAGCGTGGGCTAATAAGTCGTTTCTTACGGGACGTCCGTTAGAAGGCTTTCACCAGCGGATGATGGACCCTAGTATGCGGGTTACGGATCAGACTTCGGAGCTTGCCAAAGCCATTGCAAACTTCAGCCGCGACGAGATAAAAGTCGAAATCTCCCCCATCATGATTGACAACGCGTTGCGTGGGTACTTTGGATCAACGGCAGCGTTGCTGACGGCTATGACTGACAGTTTGCTAAACCCCACACGAGTAGACCGCCCCCTGCATAAATGGGCGCTGCTAAGTACCTACCTGTACGACCCGGTGGGCACGCGCTTGATGACGGAGTTCTACGAAGAGCGCGAGAAGCTGGGCAAGGCAAACAACACGCTTAACCAGCTTGCAAAAACCGATATGGATCGGGCGGAGAAATACGCGGAAACTCATCGGGACGAGCTAGTGTTTGAGTCCGCTATCAACTCGACGCTGGAGCAGCTTGAACGCACCCGGGCGTACCGCACGTTCTTAAACAGCCCAGACGGGGCTAAAGAGATGCCTACTGAGGAACGGGAAGCCGCTTTGAAAGAAATCAAGCAGTACGAAACTGAGATGGTAAAGTGGCTGCGAGAAGCCAAAACGGAGTACGCTAAGTCCAAACCCTACCTTGTCCCAATCTAAGCTATGCGCCAAACCCGCACACCGTAGAACCCAAATTCACAACGGTTGTGGGCGCGTAGCGTCATGAGAAAATACTTCTCGGCTTTGCGCAAACGCTTGGCTACCTCGGTGGCGCTTGCGGTGGTTTTGAGGAAGAACGAGTGCCCCGGCATAAGGCGCTCCCACTGAATAAAGTATGGCACTCCGTAGATGTTGAGGTGCCGTATCTCGTCAGGTACTCGGCGTGCCATTGGCTGTGAATGCGTCGTTATCTACGCCTACTACGGCACCGTCGATGCAGTAACAGCGGACCCCCATAGACTCAAAGCTGCCTACCGCACCAGCCCCAATCCGCTTCGTCACCGCTGCCCCGTTGTGCTTCAAAATACTCCTGCTGGTAAGCTCCTTGATCGCCAGTTGGAAGTCCACTTGCCGAGACACAAAGACATCGCGCAGCGCCGACGCTGGTATCCATAGCTCCCGGGTATCAGGCTCGTACCGAATACGAAGCGGGCCGTGGGGCATCTTGATCGGAGCATGTGGAATCCCATTGAGCTTGAGGCCGTTGATGACCAGCGCGTTGTTCATGTTCTCGTTGATGTACGTAGTCAGGGTTTCCTGTGCAGCAAGCTCTGTGTCTGCCGCAGGTTGCACCACGTTGCGGCGGATGTCCCCAATGGTGCCTAGTGCGTACTGATAGACCCGCTGCACGTTAATGCTATGCAGGCCAAGCCGAGCCGCAATGGTGCCTGCTGCAAAGGCACAGGCCAGCACGATAGAGTAGAACCGGTCTGACTGATCCAAAGCTAAATCACGGTCTAGCTTTCGTTGAATCTTCCTCGCCAAGGCTTCCACTTCGGGCAGGTTCTTTAGTACGTACTGCATGAACACCGGGCCTGCAACACCGTAGTTACTAGCAAGAGCGCCAAACACCGCATCAGATTCCTGCTTCGTAACCTCCACCGGGCGGGTGATGCGTAGCTCAATGAGGCGGCGTAGCTCCCCGTCGGATGTACTCTTAAGTCGGCGCAGTTTGTCGTACAGCGATGAGTTGCTAGACATGATTACAAAGGTAGCCCATGACACTACGTTTGCCCGCAGCTTGTTACTGCTGGCTTCCATACGGTGCTTGCCCCGCCCTTGCGGGATGTCATAAATCATCTCGGACAACTCATCGTCATCCAGATTTGTTACCTCATCCATCGTCGCCGCTATGCTGTTGAGCATCCCCATCCACTGTACCTTGGACATGGTGGTGTCAGACTTCTTCATAAGCAATTCGCTAGGGTGCCCGAAGATCGAGTTCACCACCATCTGTGCGGTAGTCTTCCCTGTGCCTGACTTGTTGGACATCAGGTTTATTGCTGCACCACGTACTTCCACGCCCCCAATCAACCGCAGGAGCGGAGCCCCGAAGCCAAAGAACACGGCGAGCGCGTGGGCTTCCATCCCAGCACGGTCATAAAAGTTGACCATCTTCGACCATTCGGTCAGGTTGCCTTTCGGCACCATCATGGGGGCCATGAGCTTCGTGCTGCTTGAGGCCGGGGCGAGCCGCGCACCGTGCGCTGTGTACTCAAGCTCGCCAACAACAAACCCCGAGTTGTCTGGGGTCCAGCCCATCTGACTGCGCGTGCGGTCAGAGGCAAACATTTTTTGCAAGTTACGGATAGAAGATGCGAAGTACGCCATGATGAGGTCCAAGTCTTTGTTGATTGCGATTACGCCGTGCCGCAGGAGCGAGTCCCGCATCTTTTCTTTTGTGAGCAACGTAGCTACGGGGGCCACGATGCGCCGAATGCCGTCGTGCGGAGTGTGCAAGTTAACCCCAACCATCTCGCCGTCACCTTCCCCCTGCTCGTTAACGTCGTAGAACCGCGATGTCAAGTACAGGTCGTGCTTGTAGATTTCAAGCTCAATGGGGTCGCCATCCGCGTCTTTCGCTTTGAGGTACACCCCGCCGTGGATGCCACGAAAATACGGAAACGGGTAAGCCGGGATAGATACCTGCACGGTCTGGGGAACCGCAGCCACTGAGTTGTCGGCCTCTAGTTGCTGCTCAACTACGTACGCATCCCCGACGATCTGCGCCTCCTCCATCTTGCGCCCGATAGCAATAGGGCTAGTGCAACGTTGGGTACAGCCTGTGCAAAGAGCGCTGTAATTGGCTCTGTACCAATCGCAAGTGAACGGACCGGCTGTTGCTTCAGCCTTCTGCAACGTGTTCTCAAAAGTGTAGTCAGGGTGCGCCCGTGACAACGTGTGGATGGAAGTCTCGGCGTCGGTACAGCGCCATGCAATAGACAGAGCAGCCCGCCACAAGGGCTCTTCCAAGGTAGCCGCGTTCTGCACGGCGTTGGCGATCTGCGCACACCCCTTACCCTTGAGACTCTTGCGGACGATACGGGAGAACTCCGTGGGTGGGAAGTCGCCCCCCGCCAGCGCCCGGGTCATGTCGTCTGTGCCGTACTCGCGGGCTACGCTAAAGTCCATCTCCATCGAGACAGGCAGCAGGCTAATAAGAACCGCAAGGTCAGACACAACGCCATCCGTCATTACCTGCACGGGCAAGGGCGGGTCTTGCTTAAAGTTACCCGTGTCCACCATGCGCAGGATACGAGCCGCATCAGCGGTTACCGACGGGTCAATCTGAAGGCGGTGTTCTCCGCAAAGCTGCTTGAACCTGCGGGCCAGTGGTCGCCATGTTGTGAGATTCAGCACCTCGTGGAACGGCCAGTATGCGTGTAACCCGCGCCCTGAGTTGACAACGAACGGCTCTGGTAGCTTGGTAGCTTGCAGGAACACACGTAAGGCAGCAGCACCTGCCGCTTGGTCTGCGTAGGGTTTACCCGCACCGCAGTCAATGTCCACAAAGAAGGACTTAAATTCTTTAGCGTTCTCAGCCTTACGGCCTAGCGCCGGGTCAACGTAGCTTGCTACTGCAAAGTACGCATCGAGTCCTTGCTGGTATAGGATATCGCCGTGGGCGATAAGGTCCGCAAGGGTAGTGTGGAAACTTGGAACTATCTTGCCGGGGGAGATACCAACCGCGCAATAGGGACCGTTTGGAGGAAGGACGGCTGTATAGAAGGAGTAATTCACGAGTCCTCACGGGCGGAAATTACGGGGAATAAGGTGGGGCAGCGGCCCGTGTTCCGCTTTGTCGGGGAGGGATCAATTCCCCCAAGCCCCGGACCGAGACTATACCCGGTCTTTCTCGTACTCTTCGAGTATTTCTGTGAGCATGTCGGTAAAGCTGGGCTTCGGCTTAAAGACCCCAGTGAACCACCAATACACGGTTTGCCGCGTCACGTTACACCGAGTGGCAACTGTAGATACAGGTACACCCTTTGCAACGCATACTCGGCCTAGCCGCACCCCCAACAACTTAGGGTCTGCGGCCTCGATGGCTTTCACTAGGGCGTATGAATAGCCCCGTGCATCACTCATCGTCTGAGCCCCACTCGTCTAACACTGCGGCAACATCCTTGGTTGGGGCCACTACAGGGTCAGGCTTCTTGGCGGTACGCTTGATCGGCGGAGCAGCTTCGGCGGGAGCTTCCTCTGCGGCGGGCTTTGCGAATGCAGCGGGGAGTGCGGGGACTGACTGCTCTTTCGGAGGGGCCAGCTTGAACTCGATGGCTTGCGTCGCGTCATCCGACGCACCCTGCGCCCGTGCGGCAGCAAGCTCATCACGAGTCAACGGGCGCACTGCACGGAACTTCAAGACTGCCACAGAGGCCGACGTATCGAACCGGGCTTCAGTAACGATACCGGACAGCGGGACACCGTGGCCCGACAGAAAACGCGCATAGGCTTGCATGGGCATCTTGTCCCCTTCGGCTTTGCCAAAGAGCGATGTAGCCGGTAACTGCAACCGGTACACGTTACCGCTGAGGTCGTTCTCCAACACCACAGCAAACCGCTGGTTGAAGCGGCACGCCCGGGATTCGCCAACTTGACCGGACCCAGCGATGTTCTGGGGGCAGGTAGCACACGACGCGCTTTGCGGGGCCACACTGGCTGGGTCTGGAACCTTGCCGTTGCCAGAAGCGCAGAGAGGGCTAGAGGCTTCGCCCTTCACGTATTGGCCTTCGTAGTAAGCACGGGCCACATCAGCCGCAGCGTTGACAAACACCATGTTCATGGCGCGGTCTTCGTTCTTGGCAATTTCGTCGCCGCCTACGATCATGCGGAACACGCCGCCTTCCGTAGAGATAGACTTGCCAGCGGAGCCGCCAGCAAGGCGTTTGGTCATTTCATCAGGCTCCGAGCGCAGGTAGTCGGGGAGCGTAGCACCAGATTTAAAAAGTGTGAGTTCGGACATATAAGTGGGTAAGTTTCTAACGGTTAGATGGGATGAGGGTACGGGACGGGGTTTACTTCGTGGCTCTCCTTACGGTGATGGAATATTTGGAATCTACGTTAAGACCTTCAGGCAGCAGCCCGGGGTTCTCTTGCAGGAATGTCTTCATGTTGAGTTGGGCTACACGGCGCTCCAGCAGTTCAACGGCATCATGGTCTTTGATGAAGCGATACATGGAGTCCCAGTCGGTCGTCCAGTAGCGGGTCTTTACAGTGCGCGTGAATGAGCCGTGGGCAGTCTTGCCGCCGTCTTGCCCGGTTGTCTTGCAAATATCCAAAAGCTCATGTTCGACAAGCGCCATCTTCTCTTCAAGCTCAAGCACTTTAGCGTCATGTTCCGCCACCATATGCGCTTTGGCGTCGCGCATTTTGATGTAAACCCTGACGAGCTTGTCGGCGTCGATTATTTTTTCAGTCATGTTTGTTTCCTTAGTTGGTTGGAGTCTTTATTATACACAGTCAATTACCAGAGTCAAGCTATTTCTTGTTTATAAAGGTCTACCAGCCCTTGATGTAAGTCGATCTTCCCGTCGAGCAGGGCGTATATGCGGGCTTCCACCGGGCTCCCTTGCAGTCGCACGACGGTGACTTTGTTGGTCTGCCCCGCACGGTGAGCGCGAGAGTTGCCTTGGATGTACAGTTCTGCGGATGGCACAGGCCCCCACCACACTACGGTGTCTGCCCGGGTAAGGGTAATCCCATGTGCAGCGGCTTGCGGAATCAGTAGGATAACTTTGGGATCGTCCTCCGTCTGAAACTGCTTGATGGACTCAGAGCGTTGCGAAGCGGGTGTACCGCCGTGGATTGACCGGAACGACACACTAGCCTTGGCTAACTGCTGCTCCAGCATCTCCAGCGCGTGCCTGAAGGGAACAAACACAATGACCTTGTGCGCGGTCTGGTCGATTACGTCAAGGAGTTCGTTAACCCGGTTGCTGACATCGAACTCAACGACATCCCGGTCTGTTGTGTACGCACACCCCGCGCTCACTTGGAGTAGCTTGTTGAGTAACCCTGCGGCGTTGACCGCCGTAATCTCCGCGCCTGCGGCCTGTGCAATCATCGACTTTTTGATTACGTCAT